ATGGGGTGCCCCACATGCGTGATCTGCTCGCATATTTGTCCATCTTGCATCGTACCCACCCTTGGCCAAACTAGCGAGGACTTGCCCGAAGGCGTTACCTTCGTTGGCGGTGTATATTCCAAGAACATTCTCCAAGAAGAGCCATCTGGCTCCTGCTGCGTTTGCGACTCTGACAACATCATCAATCAACCATCTCTCATCGTTTATTCCCCGCTGACTGCCTGCCTGTGAAACTGGCTGGCATGGAAAGCCAGCAATGCACACATCGACAGCAGGAGGATCCTGTATTTTAGTTATATCTCCTAGGTTTTCGACACCGAATCGTTCTTCAAGAACAACCGACGCCCATTTATCGCTTTCTGCAACCCATTCAAGTTGCATGTTAAAACCGGCATATGAGAGGCCAAGTTCAAGCCCTCCATAGCCAGCACACATAGCACCAACCTTAAGTCTATCCATTTCATCTCTCTATCTCTACTAGAGTTTCATCTTCAGAATCAAATATCACATCGTGGCCAGCATCTTTGGCTGCCTGGGATAACGTTTCTTTGTCATACCCATACAACTTCGTGAAATGAACACGATAATTAAACCATCCCTCAGCAGTCATCCAAAACTTAGAATCAGTTTTCTGATACAACTCACCCAACTGCTCGTCTGGTAGAAGGAATGACAGCACCCCTAATGGCATATATATAACCATGTCATAGTTTTCCTGCGCATCCTTGCTAACAGCATATTTCTGCATCATCCCTTGAAACGACTTGACAGCCTCTTCAATCGGACCACCAGAGTAGTAATCTATATGTCCATGCTCATTCCGCTCTCTAGGGCAATAGTCATCAACATGAGTTACTGTCCCAAACGCACGACACACCATCGGGCGATAGCCATATATGGTACATCCGTTATCATAGAAAGCACAGAACCTAGTTGTTGTTCCATCTTCCTTCCAGTCTTTATCAAACATCGCATCCACCAATCTATCGACAGTTGCATTCATAAACTCATCAGCAGTCTCTTTGCCCTTATCTTCCATAATGCGATAATACTGCTGTCTGATATTATAGGCTATACTCGCACATTCAAACATATGAACACGCAAGCCTATCTTGCAACAACGACCAGAACCCTTACATGCAAACTTAGTCGTATTCTGTTCCGCTTCTACAAATCTCAATTGGTTGTAAACCATATCTAATTGGCCAAACAATGATATGTCAGAAGAATCAACACTATGCCTCATCTTCGATGTACTCATCTTTTACGTCCTCTCTGCATTGTTTTACGCCTATTTTCCATTTCTTTTCGTTTCTGACGCTTCTGTTTCTCCACTTGTTCCTGCATTTTAGACTTAGGACGCTTCATGGAAGTGCTAGCCAGATTTCTACCCTTACCTCTATATTTAAGAAGGTCAAATTTCTTAACCCAATTGTATAGGGCTTGTGGAGAGATTGTAATGCTGTGACTCTGATCCAATCTTTTCGCTATATCTGATAGGTTCATCCGTTTTTTAACGTAATGCTATAGAGCCATCCTTTATCTTTATACGGTTCTATTGGCATGGCGTACCTCTCATCAGATTGTACCAGACCCCGATGGCGAGAGCGTCGATTTCGTCGGAATTGTACAATGAATCTTCAAGCTCTTTTCCGTACTTATCCTTCATCAACTTCCTGACCCTGGACTTCCTCTGTTTGGCAGCCCACTTCTTTGCCTCAGTAGTTCCCCATTGAGATTCCCACCTTTCCTTCTCCGCCTTGGTCACTTTCTTATATCCAATCTGACTTTTCCAAACAAGCGGATTCGCCTCAATGACAAAAGGACAACTCATAGCGAGTAAGCCCATAGTATGCCCAATAATATAAGATATCAATTTACTGGTTTTGAAATTTTGAATAAAGACGGCTTCTTCAATAACCGCAACACTAGGTTTATGTTTTTCAATCACACCTGGTAAAGTGCAACTAATAATCCTCAACTTTTCTTTAAAATCAGATACTCCTGACAAATCAATATTGCCAATCTCAACTATTTCATCATTGGAACGCATTATGGCATAAGCTAACGACCTAGTGGAAGGGTCTATAGATATTATTGTTTGATTTTTAAGCGCACCTAGCGATTTCACAATGACATCTCCTTACGTAACTTTTCTTCATCCCAACCCCATCCAACCAAACGCTGGATATAGCGCTCCCTCTTACAACTTTCACAAATGTTTTCTTTATTATATATTGACAATACACCACCACACTCTCTATGAAAACCAGGGCAAATCCTCTTCTTCCCAAAAGCCTCTTTGTTTTCATGATATCGCTTAAGGATCTTAGCATTAGTCACCAGCCTTCTGCACGGAGTTGAGCAATATATAGCATTGTACACCTTTGGTAAAAAGGAAACTCTGCATTTTTCGTTAGCGCAAACTCTATATTCGTTGTCCGACATCCGCGTCTGCCCAGCAAAAATCTCTAGCATTACAATACAAGCATTGCTGAGAGCTTGCGCTTTTATACGGACGAACCGGCAGCGTATCCTCAAGAAATGCTTTATATACCTTCCTGTACTTCTTAAATAATTTCTCTATAAACTGATCATCACGTTCCATATATATAGGCAAAATTTCTTGATTGTTCTTATTTTCGTAAATTACAAAACCACTAGACAGATCTAGACAATGCATGTATATCTGAGCCTGCCTGATGTGGTCATCCTTTGGTTTATTATAAGTCCTTCTATAGGCGAAACCTGCATCAGATATTGATTTAAGCTCAATTAGTTTTTTCCCGTCAAAATTAATAATACCGTCAGCAGTTCCGCTAACAGGAGGATCATCCAGATTGACAGGAATCTCTTCTGATTCCAGGATGCCCATCTCTCTGAGATACGAATATATACGATCATGGACAGCATGTCCATTGTCAAATATCCTATGCGTTTGAGGGGCGAAAGAGTTTTCAACCTCAACCCCTCTAAACAGATATACCCAATACCTAGCACACTGATTTGTGTAACTAGGGTGAAATCCGTCCACACGCTTTAACTCTGTTTTATTCCTTGTCCCTAAATAATCATCAATCGATTTCAACAACTTCTCTGATAAGTCGCCTGTGTCAACCTCTACAACAGCCTCTTTTTTAGGCTCAGTAGCGGGCTTCACTCTCAACTTGTCTAGGCTCTTCATTAATTCATGCCTCCTTTGGCACTTAACTTCAACGTATTAATATTCTCTTCTAGCGCCTGGTACAGAGTTTTCCATATGTCATTTCTCAGTTTATCTGTTTCCGTCATACGAGAAGACCGTCGTTTATAGGCTTGTGATTTTACAATCATTTGCGTTCTATACGCTGCTAATATTGTAGCACATTTAGATGCCTGAATTCCTAGATAATCATTAGGATTCTCAATAATGTCACCAACAATCCGCATGACCTCTATGAATTCCTCAGCCTCGCTCCCCATTGCCTCTCTAATATAATCTGTATCAACCACTATATCATTCATAATCAGTATCCTTTATTAGTTCCCTAAATAATGTCCACTCAATTATAGCAACCTTTGTATCACTATCTTCACCCAAAACGACAGAAATGCAAGGATGTCTATACTGAGCATTAAAGGCATCTTTACGCATCTTTCTCCAAGCAGTCCTTGTAAGGGTAAATGTTTTCTCATTATGTTTATAGTCAACAAGAAACTGCCCCAACTTAGCATCACCTTTCATCATTCCACGCCCAGAGTTCTTCACCCCCTGAGCGCCATCTTTCTTGATCTCTTCCTTCTCAGTACGCTTAGGCATTCATTAACTCTTTCAATTTAATCTTATCCTCTGACGACAGGTCTATAGCGCCTAATCCGTTCCACTTCTTATCCTCAAAGTTAAACCAGGCTCCCCTTCTCTCAATATGACCACTCTCTACAGCGGTATCAATGAGCTCCCTATCATAATCTATCGTTCCCTCCTGAGGAAGGATGTAGTAATGCCCAGACGAACCAATAGAAGGAATCTGTTTAGTCTTGTCAATAGTCCAGACAACCTTTTGACTAGTAATCATCTTTGAGTCGTCCCTCTCCATCTCTTTCGCTGAA